TCATGAACAGGATGCAACTGGGGCTTGGCCCTACGCCAGCACAGCCCGCTTCCAGCATTACGCTTGGTAGCGGATTGCGTCCGCCCTTGAACTTCAGTTTCTGAGGAGCTGAACATGCCTGCAACCCCGAACAATGGAAACCTGCCTACCCGCTCTTACCAAAGCAGCGGCTACACCCCTGCTGAGATCAAGGTGCCTGGCACAAGCATGCAACAGGTGCAAGTGCAATCTCCAGTGATGCGTCCAGCCCCTGTGATTACTGGAGACCCGTCTTGGAGAGATTCCCTGCTGGCTAACCTGCTTGGTCAAGGGGCCAAGATCGCTAACAAGGCTGCTGAGCTTGAATTTGCCCAAGCCTATCTCGAAGGGGCTGCTCAAGCTGGTATCGCCAAGAGCGAAGAAGAACTGAACACAGAACCGCTCACCAAGGATTGGACTGTAGCAGGGTATCGAGACACCCTAGGCAAGCTCAGCCTTGCCCAAATCCAAGCGAAGTTTCTTGAGGACTTGCCTGAGCTACGTAAGCGAAGCCCTGAGGAGCTTCGAGACTACCTCGCAAAGCAGCGTGAGCAAGTCATGCCGCTGCTGCAAAGCATGAGCCGAGAGGCTAGGGCTTCTGTTACCGGCCAGCTTGCTACTATCGAGCAAACCGCTATCCGGCGCTACACCACTGAGCATGCCAAGTACATTGTTGAGCAAAAGGTGCAAGCTATCCAAGGTGTAGTCGGTACTAGCATTTCTGCGCTCAAGCAACTGCAAGACCGCGTAGGGGCTGGTGATGCTACGCTGGATGACTACACTACGCAACTGCGCAGTACTGCTGTGCAAATCATTGGCAGCATCTGGAAAGACCCAAGCCTGCCTGATGAAGTCAAGCAAAAGCTGGTGGCAGAGAGCATCCAGCTCGCCTTGCAACAGGACCAAGTAGCGCTGTACGACTACCTGGCTGCCAATTCCATCACTGGGGAAGAGGATAAGGGTAGCGTGCTGTCTCGCCTGCCGCTGCAAGAGCAGAACAAGCTGGCTGGACAGTACCGCGAGGCCATGCGGCGCACCTCTGACATGCGGAATCTGTACCGCATGACTCAGCTTGCTGTCTTGCAAGCTCAAATTGATTCTGGCCAGTACCAAGGAACGTTTGACGAGCTGCTATCGTTCCTGAATCCTATGGTGCAGAACGGCGTAATCAGCGGTGAGCGTAGGGCCAGCATCATCAAGACGTTCCTTGAGAAACGCTATGAATCTGAGCGCAATAGCGATGCAGCTCGCGCTTATCTACAAGGAGACATCAGGGGCCTTTCGTCTCTTGGAATGACTTTAGACGACGGTCGCAGAGCGACTAAGCAGATCATGCTCAAGCTAGGGCTTACGCCAGAGCAACAGTTCATTGTGTGGAGCCAAGCAGCGCTTGCTGGCTCTCCTGGCGCTCTGCGCGAAGCTGGTGAGATCGCCTCTGTTGCCTTGCAGCAGATGCGTAGCCCCGACTTCAAGATGCTGTCGCAGCATGTAGAAATGTTCCAGACACTGAACAACGTGCTGCAAACAGCGAAGAACACTGGGAACACGCATGTACAGGCTGAGCTGCTCTCTGCATTGCCTGAGCGAGACCGCGTATTTACTCAGCGAATCCTCAGCCTGATGCAAGAGGGGAATACGCTCGAATACGCTCGCCAGCGTGCGCTTGATCTTGAGGCTAAGGAACAGCAGACCCCTGCTGCGGTACGGGTTGCTCAAAGCGCTGCGAAAGCTCAAGAGCTGAATAGCTATATCGACAGCATGGAGCCTCGCGGTATCTTCAGCACCATAGGCTTGTATTTGCGTAGCCCGTTCAGCGAGCAAGCTCAGCAAGAGCTGAAGCTGCGTAAATTCGACCCGTTTGCTGCTGACGCAAATTCAACTTGGTACTCTCAGATTGTGCGCGAGAGCTTGCGTGATGAGGTGAATAGCATCATCACTGCACACCCTGAGCTTAGCTCAGAGGATGCTCTAGCGGCTGCTAGAGCGAATGTACTGGCCCGCACCATCGAGACCAAGTACGGCCCTGTTGTATTGCCTAAGGGCGCTACGGTAGAGCAAACCTTGGGCGTCCCCTCTGCCCAGGTAAGCCTCGTGCCTAAAGCCCTTGAGGAAATGTACAAGCCCACGAAAGAGGATAGCACCTGGCGATTCCTCTTTACCAACGGCAGGCTGTACGCCCAGGAAGTGGATAAAGCTGGCGTCCCTGTCGGTGCTGGCACTTGGGTTGAGCCTGAGGCTATCCGCAGCAAAGTGGATGAATTGGTGCAGCAACGCATCAAGAAAGCCGATGAGGTGCATGGTGAGGGCAAGCTGGTGTCTATTCCTGACACTGGCGGAGCAATCCGCGTGAATGGGAAGAATACCGCTGGCGTGCCTGAGCAATGGATGTACGAGTTCCGCCGTAACCTCATCAAGCATGAGGGTGTTCGCGGTACTGCCTATCCAGACCTCTCTGGTGCCAAGGACAAGAATGGAAATCCCATCAATGTCGTTGGCGTGGGTATCGCCTCGCATACTCCGTACTTCCCTGAGCTGAAAGATGGCAAGGCTAGCCCTGAGGACATTGAGCGTAGCTTCATGCAAGCTAGCAACGATGCTGCCAATTCTGGCTACAAGATGGCCATGTCCATCGGCAGGACCAATCCCGCTGCGTTCCAGCTTTTCGCTGAGATCGCCTATCAGAGCGGCTTGAACTGGCACAACATGAAAGGAAAGGCAGGGCAAGCGTACAACGCTTTCCTCTCGGCCATGCAAGCAGGGGATAAGGAGAGCGCCAAGCGCTACTTCAAGATGACGCCAGCCTACGTGTTCAGCGGTCCTACCAATGACCTGACGAAACAGACGGTTCGCAGGCACCATTACCTGCGCCTGATTGATCAAGCCCTTGGAGAATGAAATGCCTGAGCAAACCCCTGAAATTTTGCCCGGTAACAGTAATGAAGTGCAAAATGAGAATCAGTCTCAAGCACAACGCTACCGTTTCAATACCGCCTATGGTGCCGAGACGGTAGCGGTCCCTGAGATTCCGCAGCAAGCAGCTCAGGCTGCTGCTGCCCCTGCTCAGCTTGAGCAGCCTGTTCCGGTTAGCACAGAGACCTTTCGTGGCGCTATGGGCTTTGCGGAAAGCGCTGCTATCCGCGAGCAACGGGCAGCTACCGAAGACCCTAGCTATCTGGTAGCTGCTGGCGCTGCTGTCGATCAATGGGTAACTTCGAGAGTGCTGCGGCGATTGGCTCGCCCTAGCTTCGAGAATGAGGAGCCTCTGGACGTCAAAGAGGCCCTCAAGCATCTAGACATGCGTTTGTCCGAGGATGAGCTGAGCTATATCCTCGACGTAGCCAAGGGCAAGCAATCGTTCGAGTACGCCTTGCAGCAGGTGCAGAATCAGCGTATGGCACATCAGGTGATGGGCAATCACCCCGTAGTGGGGCTGGCTGCCTCTTTCCTGGACCCGATCTTTTTCGCCTTGCCAGTTACTGCCCCTGCTGGCGTTCTCGGTAGAGGTATAGCAGGCAGGGCAGCAGCCGGTGCTACGGCAGCCGCTGCGGTAGGTGCTGTTACCGCAATGCAAGAAGGGCCCTTCTCAGAGAAAGAAGTTGTGCTGAACATGCTGACTGCCGCTACCTTTGGAGCTGCGCTTTATCAGCCACGTAGAGTGCCTGTACTGGCCGCAGATCACCCAGCAAATGCTGCGGCAATGGTCATCGAGGACATTCGTAAAACAGGAGTAGCAAGAGAGACCGCACAGGAAGCCTCAGGAGCCGCTAAAACGGCTGAGGGTATAGCTACCCCTTCGGGAGCTGCGGAAACCGCTCAGAAAGGCTCTATGGACGTCTCAAGGGCAATTCCTGATTCTGAGGTGCTCAAGCCTGTAGAAAAGATGGCAGAAGAGCAGCAAAGGACCTTGTCTCAGGCTATCGGTAAATCCATTGCTTGGAATATGCACAAGACCTTTGAATCGTTTGGTCCTGTGGGGAAAAAGGTAGCTGACCTGCTGTTTGACAATAACGCAGACCTCAGCAAGCCCAGCATGGAAGCTCACCGTGAAGCTATCCTGGCTGATGCTCGTACCTTGCAGTACCAATACGAGGATGCCTTGCGAGAGGAGATGGCTAGACGGGGTGCAGGGTTGCTGAAACAGCTCAACCCTTTCACTACTCGCCAAGCCTTTGAAGTGCAGCAGCAGATCGAGAAAGAGGTGCATCTCGAAATGCTGCGCAGAGAGCAGTTGAATCGTCTAGGTCTGCCTAGGGACGATAGCGGAGTTGCCCCTGCTATCAAGCAAATGGCAGATAAGCTTGATGGGCTGCACGCGATGCTGCTGCGCGAGATGAAACGCGCGGGCGTCGAGGGCGCTGATGAGATTGCCGCGGTCGAGGGCTATGTTTCCCGTAGGTGGAATAGCTTGCAGATAGAGCGCACCATTCAGCGCCTTGAGCAAAAGGGAATGCAACGTGAAGCGGCCAAGGTAAAGGTTGCTGACCTTGTAGCCCTTGCTCTGCGGACAGCAAACCCCGGTATGGATGCTGAGCTTTCCCGCAAATTGGGGCTTGCAGTAATCAATCGGGCACTTCGTAAAGGAGAGTTCAACGATGCAGTGCTGAGCACTATGCGAGACAGCGCTACGCTTGGAGCTTTGCGAGATGAGCTGAAAGCTTTGGAGCTAGCGCCAGAGGACGTAGATCGCGTCATGAAACTGATGCAAGGGCGATCTGACGAGGCTGGCAAGCCTGGCTATCTGAAGCGCAGACTTGAGCTTGATTACCGGGCTGGAATGCTGGTAGATGGAGAGCTGATTAGGGTAACGGATTTGATCGACAGCAACGTGAGCAAGATCGTAGATCGCTACACACAGTCTGTCGCTACGCAAGCAGCAATGGCCCGTATGGGGCTGCGTAAGCGCTCTGACGTAGAGAGCTTACGCCAAGAGCTGCTGCAATCTTTGCCATATGAGAAGCGAGAAGAAGCTGCAAGACTATTCGATGAGGTTATAGCGTATTGGCGAGGAGACCCTGCTGGTGCCAGAATGAACGACACGTTCCGGCTGATTCAGGGGTTCAACCGTTCTGTGGCCCTGGCCTGGTCTGGTCTCTGGCAGATAACTGAGTTCGCTAACACGATGGCCAAGTACAGCTTACTGGGTACTCTGAAATACACCACAAAGGAGTTCCCGCTATTCCGTAAGCTGATACACAAGCCTACCCCTCAAGAGGCTAGAAGCCTTACGAATATCCTTGCGGACCAAAGTGCAATGGGTATGCGTTTGCGTCCTTTCATTACTCGATTCGAGGACGGGTATGAGATAGACCCATCAAACATGGCACATCTCTGGATGCAACGTGCCGGTCAGCTTGTACCTTACTCGAATGGTCTGAAAGCTATTCATCACCTGCACGCTAGAGTTACGGCCAATCTCATTGTAGATAGGCTACGCCTAGCGGCCCAGGGTAACAAGAAAGCAATCCAAGCCGTTACTCGCTATGGCGTACCAGAGAACGTGCTTCCTGAGCTGAAGCGGACCATAGACAAGCATGGCCTGTTTGTCGATGCCTGGCCAGCAGAGGTTTGGGATGCTGTACGCCCAGGAATCATGCGGATGATGGACGAGGCTGTGATGAAAGCCCGCCTTGGGGATTTGCCGCATTTCGCTGTCTTTGACAACGTAGGCAAGTTCCTTTTCATGTACCGCAGTTTCATCCTGGCTACGCATAACAAGATTCTGTCTGGTACGCTGATGCGTGAGGGTGCAGGGGCTATGGGCCTGGTGCTGCTGTATCAGCTTCCCCTGGCTATGGCCACTGTTCAGGCACAAGCAGTGCTAACCCAAGGGAAACCCCTATCAGACGATGAGCTTGTGAAAGTAGCCATTGCTCAGATGGGTGCCATTGGCCTGTTCTCTGAACCTTTCAAGTGGATTACCGGACAGCAAAATGCTCTAGGAGCACCTGGTCTCATTCCTATGGATAGGGGAATCCGCCTAATCCAAGGTGTAGTGGGGCTGGACCCTGAAAAAGCAGGAAGTGCAGCGCTTGCCCTGCTTCCGGTTCTAGC